TAGTATTAATCCTCCTAGTTTCCGCTAATATAGTCTCTAGGCCGTCGACTGCGCGCGTCTATATTAGCTAAATAATCGCAGTGCGTCGAGTATACGCTTTAAATGTGGTGATTGCAAATAAAAAGGGCGGCCGAAGCCGCCCCTCTCATTGTTCTGTGTCTACGCTTACGCGCCAGGTGATGCGAACATACCACGCCAGTCAGAGAAGCCGAAGCTGTATCTTTCCCTAGCTTTGTATCTTACGTTACCTGTGTCAAAGTCACCTTCCATTGCAGTCTTGATAGGTGCTCTTTCAAACATTTTAAGACCGTTAGGAACATCTGTTTTGATAAAGAACGCATCTGTATCAGTTAGGAAGTTGTTCACCACGTATCCTTGTGGGATCATTCCTTTAGACGCTAATGCGTTGATATCGTTGTCAGCAGTTCCGACACGATTTGCTGATTTCATGATTCGTTCAGCTGTGAATTGTAACTCAGATGGAATGATTAGTTTCAATCCACGAGCAGCAATTTTTAAGCCTCTCTCATCTGTAAACGCAGCAATGTCAATTAAAGCTTGTTCTAGTGAAGTTTCACTTAGATCAGCAGAAGTAGTCAATTCATTTTTAGCGTCCCCTGCTTGTGTAGGGTGGTCAGTAGCGAAAAGCTCCTTACCATCACCGCCTGGGAATGAACTGCTAAATCCGTTGTTAAGAACGTTAGCTCCTTTGATTTGCTTCGTGTTAGCCATAGATCTTGCTAGTGCTTTTGTGTAACGAGTCGAAATCTTGTCATACAAGTTGTCCTCAATTGCTTCCTCAGTAATTGCGAAAGCAAGAGCAACTGTCTCGTGTGAGTAACGAGAAGTGAAAGTTTCGTTCGCAGTATCAAAAGTAACTGCAGCACCTTCTGACTTAACAGCAGCGTTTGCGAAACCAGATAACATTACTTCTTCTTCAAAAGCTCTGTCACTTGTCTCTATATCGAAAATCTCAACGTGTTGATTTTCGTAGTTTTGGTACTCAAGTCCGAATAATGCATTCAGACCTGGCTCTAGCTCTTTAGCTAGTTGTTGTCTTGATATAGCCATGATTTAAATCCTCCTGCTATTATTCGTTGTGGTTATAAGCATGCTCATTGAAATACACTACGTAGTTACAGTGAGTTGCTAGTTCGTTATTTGCTGGATCGCCTGTAAAGCCAGTTACTCTTAACTGTCCGTCACTTGTTTCTAGATCAGACACATCCAACTCAACACCGGAAATACCAGTAGTAGTTGAACCTGAATGAGTAGCAACAGTGTCAGCAACTTTACCAACGTCTGTTTGTGCAGCGGCAGTAGCCGAATCACCTTGTATCAAAAATCTTTGATAAGGGTTATCGAATACAAATCCTCTTATTTTTCCCTGCGTAATATTCGTTTGAGAATAGAAGTTAGAGAATTTAGGTTTCCCTGTTGACGGGTCGCTGTCAATCAAACATCCATTAAAGACACCAATGTTATCTACATTTGTCGTTGCTTCTTGAACAGCGATAAATCCAGCATTGTTATCATCAATCTCTACAGGATCTCCCTGAAAGATTGAAGTGCCTTCGTTGTCCGGAATTAGATATTCCGTCATTTGAAAGTCAGAGCTACCAACAGTGTTACCAATAGGTCTTAGACCAAAAGGGCTATCTACATTAGCCATAGTGTTATCCTCCTTAAAGGTTTTATTGTTAGCAGTGGATAGGAATTACTAAATAATTAGTCCTTCTTTGTACCACCAAAAGTTACACGAGTCTGTCGATCTTGATTGATCGGCATACTTGGGTGCTGTTCCTTCATAACATCGTTATCTAAAGCGTCGTTTCGGTCTTTGGTTACTCTTTGGAAGTAATCCTCCCGAGACTTTGCGAGTTCTTCAGGTATCCTAGCCAGCAATAGGCCACCAACCCCAATTACCCCTGCGTATCGTCCTTCTGCCATAGTTGGATAACTTGTATCAGGATATTCATCAGCTCTTACGAGCTCCCATCCTGATCTCATTTTGCCTGACATGTTTTTGGTATCTTCCATACCCATGCTCTCAGCGCGTATCCATCTATGCCTATAGCCGTCTGGCGCAGGCGGTGCGTCCAGTGATGATGGAGGAGTCCAAACTTTGGGTTTTTCTTGTTTAACCCTAGCTGCACTCGCGCGGGAAGTTTTGATCTTTTCATTTTCCATATGCCTATTCCTCCTTCGCGATTAGTTGTTTCGCATATTCTTCAAGTGGCACACCTAATCTTTTAGAAATTGCTATCTGTGACGGTGTGAGTCTCACAGTTTTTCTGCGTCCCTTTGTGGCCGGACGTTTTGCACTTGCTACATTTTGAACAGGTTCTTTCTGTTCAGTAGATACACTATTCTTATCAAATTTGTGTGGGAATTCAAGTCTTATTCTTTTATCCACCTCAGAATAATATTCATCCGAAGTTGGGTCAAATCCCTCGCCTTCAACAAGTTTCTTGTGTATTTCAAAAGCAGTGTAAGTCATGGCATTATCGGTGCCAAACCAAGGGTTTTTGGCTGCCCAGGCGTCTGCTCTTGGGTCAGGTGCCGCTGTCGCTGGTTGTGCTGTTTCAGCTGGTGTAGCTGGTCTTGCTGCCGTTGGCTCAGTTTCAGCTGCTCTTTGTCTAACTTCTTGTATTTTTCCAAGTCTAGCTGACTCTGTAGCTAACCCTGCTATTTCTGTTTGAGCTGCAACTTGTGCGTCTATGTCACCTGCATTTATAGCTTCTCTAAGTTTAGCTTGTGCGTTTTGCATGCTTGACTTAACTCTGTCTTCAAACTCTTTGTTATAATTTTGATCAAGAGTTTCGTACCTTTGTTTAATTTGATTAGCTGAGTCATAAACTGTTTTGGCATATTGTATTGCCTCTTCTTTTTGTCTTTCAGCTTCTCGCATCTTACGAGTAAGTTTAGCTATTCTTTTTTGAACTCCATCAGAGTATTCATTCAACTCTTCTTTTTGTTCTTTTGGTTCTTCTACAGGTTTTTCTTCAGCCTCGGGTTCAGCTTCTTCTACTTTTATCTCTTCCTTGGGCTCTTCCTGTTCCGGCTTTGCATCAAGATCAATTTCTTGTTCTTGTTCATCAGCATCACCGACATCAACTTTTAAGTCGTCTTCTTGCATAGATTATCCTCCTCTATGTTACATTGCGTGAAGAATATCCTCGGGATTGTCAATCGTCCCAAGAATTTCGTCATCGTTTAACATTCTTATTTCTCCACCTTCGATCTCCATTCGGGATCCCGCATATCGTGCGAAGATCACCCAATCTTTTTCTTTGCACCATGGACCTGTTGGAAACTTGTCTTCGTCTTTGTAACAGAGATCTCCCATCTTAAGCACGTATCCAACTTGCGTTGCCACACGTGCTCGGTCTAATGTTTCTTGTGCTATAATAATTCCGCCTTCAGTTTTCTCTTTAACTTTAAAAGGCATGACTAAAATACGCCAACCTGTAGGATTGGGTAATTTTTCCAAACTAGTTTTTTCTGGAGTTTCTTTTGCTTCTTTGTTTTCTTTTTTATACTTCTTTAGTAAGGCTTCTGACATTATTTTTTTGCTCCTTTTCTTCTAGCAGGTTAGAGATTTCCTGTGAAACTGCATCTAGTGCATGTATTTTTCCTGTAATATATTTGTAGTTTTCCATACTGTCAACACCTCCGTTGACAAGAGTTTGAACATTTCTTTCTATTTCGTCTCGTAAAAATTTCTGTTGCTTATAGATAAAAGCTTCTAAGTTTATCATTTTTTCTTAAATATATCTACGCCCTTCAAACCGTATATACTAGCTACGACTCCGACAAAGAGGGTCTGGTACCAAAAAGGCAGATTGTTAAACTGCTCAAAGAACATATGCAGTTTTTCTTGTATCTGCGGATCGTCAGAAAATACTGACCATATCAATAAAATCACTGGGGCACTTACGAGGATCAAAACGAACTCGTCTTTCCATCCTTTGTCGTTTGACTGTCTAACAGCTGCTTGATACTCGACTTCGCCGTTAGCCATTTTTTGTGCATGCAACATTGCTGCATCTGACTCCAGCATTTTACGCTGCTGTCTGTTTTTCATTATATGTGTGCCAGCGCCGATTGCTAGTTTGACTACGTCAAGTATCATGTGATTATGTGATTATGCCTAGTATTAAAACTACAACTACTACACCAACTGCAACAGTGACCCACTTGTGGTCTGTCCAGTAATGCATAATTTTTTCTTTTATTGATTCGATCATGTTCGTCTCCTCTTCTGTTTTATCCCAGCCTCGTTAAGTGCGATAGCTATGGCTTGCTTTCTATTCTTAACCTTTTTCTTAGATTTTCCAATATTTAATTTACCTTTTTTAAATTCACGCATAACTTTACCGACTTTCTTTTGTTTTTTGTCGGTTGTTTTTCCCTCTCCCTCTC